AGACTTTTACGTTATCCAGGATGACCGGCTCGGCGGTCAGATCCTGCAGGCGAGTTACTGCACCGGAAATGCCAAGGGGCATCCGGGTTACATAAGCATTTCCAGCCATGGGGGTTACCTTATTGGTTGCGTTTCCAGAAATCGGCGTTGATTTTGTTCAGTTCAGAAGGGGTCACCGGCCCGCGTGCGCCGTCGCCGGTTCGCTTACCCTGACTGAGCGGCGCGATATGGTTTTTTGCCTTATTCAGCGTCACGGCAGCAGCAAAGACTGCATCTACCGTAGCTTTCGGCGCTTTAGTGAAATCAGACACCCCAAAACCTTTCAGGCTGTCGCCAGTGCGTACAGCATGATTCAGCGCCTGCCGTTTGAGGCCTTTATCACCCGCAGGGGCAAAGCCAGGAGAAAGGATTTCAGCGTCGGCGATAATGTTGCGCTTGTACGCAGCATCACCCGTGACCTTCTTGTCCTCTTCGATATCTTCATCGGTGGTCGGTAAATCAGGATTTTCGTCCGTTGTTTTACCTTCCAACTTATCCAGCCGGGCAATGAGCGCCTGAGCCCACGCGGGGACCTCTTCATCACCGGTTTTTTCCGGATCGGGATTATCGTCAACAGTGGTTTTATTTTCCGCCGGTAGCGATGTCGCCTGCGCAGGCGTGTTCATGTTGATGGTGACGCCGGGGATAGAGCCCATACCATCAGATGGCATGTCCGGTGCTTCGTCGATGAGCTTCTGCAAAGCATCCTCATCTTTCGTTTTGATGGCCGTAGCCAGTTTTTTCAGCCATGACATTGCAGGCTTCTCCTTTTTCGCAGATATGGATGGGGCAGAATCCCCGATTGCACAGCGAGAACCCGCCCGGCCTCTGTCGATACCGACAGCCAGATGGTTTCCAGTGATTTGGTATTGCTTGCCCTTGCCCGGCGCCAGCTGTTTATAGAGCGCGTCGTAACCGCAGCTCACATCCCTGAGCCCGGCGTTGATAGCGTCGATTGCCTCTTGCCGCTTGACCAGAACGTCTGCCAGCAGGAGGTTTGATTTCTCACCGATGCCACGCCGCACGTTCTGAATATGACCTTGTGCCAGTTCGGCGTAATTGCCGGGATTGACGAAAACAATATTCCCGTCAGCATCTTCCGGATGACCCAGCGTGACGGCCACACCTTCGAAACTCGCCATGGTTTCAGGAGAGAAAACCTCATCTTCAAGGCGGTAAACGGTCACCGTTCCAGTCGCGTCAGCCTCGAGGTCGATCTCTTCGGGTAAGTAGATTTGCGTCCCTGTGCGCGCTATCGGTACGTCCTTGCACAGCAGAGAACCGTCCGCCTGCAGAAACCGTGTTTCTCCCAGGCGGGTGGTGAAGAAATATTTCATTGGTTACCTGCTGAATTGCGGGCATAAAAAAAGCCACCTAATGGCGGCCAGACTGTTCACTGATATTTGCCCGAATAACGGGCTATTTAACATAAGGGTCATTAACCGCCCTACGAGATCGGCACTCGTTCGCAGAACGCTACCTGAGGCTTAAAACTGACCCTCAAATCCACAAAATGGGCTGCATTTCGGCAACAACATTTTGTTAACAATTGACGGGTATTACAGTTCGCGTAAATCAGGCTGGATAATCCTTATTTTTACTATTTTCCTGCTGCAGGAATATCAACCTCCGACCAGCACTTGCAGTTAGGCAGGCATCCGGCATGGCCGGTCATACCGTCGAGCGTCGGCGGGTTATCCCAGCGCACAAACTTATCTTTCATTTTCTTGTGAGAAGCACGAGTTCCAGCACCTTCAATACGCCACCAGTACCCCTCAGACCCGACAGATAAAGCGCGTGCCTGAGTCAGAGCGCCAGTGGCCCTGCCGATCTCTGTGCGTGCAATCATCTTTGCCCGGCTGGCAGCGACATCACCGGACTGCATGATCATGTCGTAGAGCGCTTCTGGCCGTTTACCGTTAATGACCGCCTGTATGGCGCGATCCTGAATGTCTTTAACACGGTCCGCCGCTTCCAGAGGCAACGACTTCATGAGCTGAATTTGCCGGTACACGATGTCCTGCGTTACCTGCCCCACGGGGGAACTCCCCATGACGTCGCGTAAGCCTTCGGATATTTGCTCCGACACCGAACGCCACTGACTCCACTCTTCCCGCTCAACCTGCAGAAACATTTTCTGCGCCACTTGAGCAGACCAGTCGCCGAGAACCTGCGAGTAGTCGATCAGGTGCCCGGCGATGGTGTCAGCGCTTGCCTGGGAACCATCGTAGGAACCAGTTACTATCTGATTTATTTGGCTGACTATCCCCAGTAGGCTTTTCTGATACTGAACTTCTGAACGACGGCGCAGCGCCGGTTTCAGATTCAGGCTCCTCCCACTGCGACTTCGCATCTTCAATATCCTTGTCAGTGATAGAACCCCCGATGCCGATCACATCCGACATGTTGCGCAGGTCACTCAACGCAGCAGCGGGAGACATGCCAATATCACGAACCGCCGTCGCCAGCGCGGTCGTGACGTTACTGGCCATCGTCGCACGGTCGGTATCCGACATTTCCCAGAGTTTGTTAAAGTCGAAGGTGAAATCTTCTGGCAACGGTTCGCCAAACAGCGAGCGCCAGGAGATGTCGAGCAACCAACGAATGGGGCGACGCAAACGCCGCTCCTGAAGTGAATTCACGCGACTGTAGTAGTTCTCAAGGTCACCATCACCGGTACTGAATCCCGAGGGTGACTGACCAAACAGACGAACCAGGGGAATCCCCGTCGCGCCAGAAACCTGCTCCGCGAAGCGCAGGATGACGTCAGCGATACCGGCAAACGAATAGCTGTGTGTCTCAAACTTATCTTTGGCATCCATTATGGTCATGCCTTCAATCGTCTGAAATTCACGTATCATATCCATATGCTTCGTTAACCCGGCTTCCAGATCACCACCAGTAGCGAGAATTTTTCGTAATCCTTCGATGCTGTAGGTGCGTAAATGCGCCTTGTGGATCAGCTGAGTTGTGCCGACTGTTGCAGTGTCAAAGGCCTGAATGCGCTCGAAGATGCGCTCAACCACTGACAGTCCCCAGCCGTTCTCCGTCTGAGCTTGCTGGAATGGCAGAGAGTCGCCCTCCATGCGTACCAGTCGGGAGTGGTGGATCTTCCAGGGCGGAATGCCCTGCTGATTGGTGACCACTTTATAAAATTTTGGCTTTCCAAAGTCCGGGCCGTAGTCGGTGATCAGATCGTAATAACTCGGATTGACCATCCAGCGGTCAAACACCATCAGCCCTTTAAACTGGCCCTCCTTGATGCGGTCTAGGTTGAGTGGTGTACTCATGTCCTGACCTTCGATGAGAACCACCATCAGCGCACCACCGTATAGCCGCGACCACTTGAGCGTGTTGTTCACCTCGTCCCAAGCGGCAATATCATCCCAGAAGGTTTCAAACTTCCCCTTCTGCCCGGGCTTTAGCTTTGAGCTGATGTTGATACCCTTGCGGGTCATATCATCGGCCATAGCATCTACGCCGGCGCCCACCAGAAACGATGACCGGTAGGCAAATTCGAGCTGTACGCGATTACGGGAAATATAACCGGGCTGATAGCTGCCGCCGGTCTGGATATTGGCGGTGTGCCCGCCGAGTTTAGCCGTGAAATTATTGTACCCGTCAGCCGTGCGTACGGGTTTCTGTACGCCAGAGCGGCGATTTTTACGGGCCATGTATTACTCGCTATTTTTCATGAAATTAAACAGTTTTTAACATAATGACTGTTAAGCGCCCCGGCAGAACCAGCCACATTAAAATGTCGCCTCTTAAGGCGTATTTATCGCTGTTTAGCCGAGTGAAAGGGTCAAAACGGGTTGCATAAACGGTGCATAAAATGGGGGTGCTTTTGCATAGCAAAAAAATTAGATGAACTGGCCATTTCCAACGATTTACTGACCCAACCTTCCCCACACTTCCAAAGAACTGTCTAAAGGTGCGAAAGCCATAATGAATGCGTCCGCAATGTTGGGTGAAGGCACATCACGTTTAGCCAGGTCTTTTTTGGTTTCAACCATCACGCGCCCGTTTTTATCAAAATCACGCTTCGGCGTTGAAAGCTCATATTTCAGTTTGTCGAGATGAGGACAATCACCATCTATGCTCAACAGCTCATCCACGGGGAATTTCTCACCATGAGTTACTGCGTTGAAAGTGTTGC